GCATATCAGGTGTGGCTCGACTAAGGAGGAGAAATGAAACACGCACCACTACCGCAACCGAAACCATACATTCGCACCTCGCGCGAAATCATGGAACAGGCTCAAGCCATGATGACGCCACAGGTCGAAGAACAACCAATACCGCCAGAGGATGACCCGGAATGAAGTTTCCCAAGCCATGCATAACTTGTGGCGTCCTCAGCCCTAACCAATACTGCCCAGAACATCAGGCGGCACTCAATCGGGCGCGAGAAAATAACCCAGCCCGCCTCGCAAAAAAGAAAGAACTCTACAACGCCAGATACAAAAGCATTTCAAAACGCATAAGGGAGGGGGCGGTCACCTGCCACCTATGCGGGGAAGGATACCGTGCCACCGATCCGTGGCAAGCCGACCACCTCATAGCCGGAGACTCAACATCACCACTCGCGGCAGCGCACAGAAGCTGTAACGCAAAACGCGGAAACAAACCACTAGAGGGAGGGGTGGGGTAGCAGCCACCGATTGCAGGGCAGTACCCCCGACTAACCGCTAAACAACAGCGGTTTTTTTGTGCCTCGATATCGGCAGGCCCTACCTGGCATCAACGGGGGTGGGTTTTTTTCTGCAAAGCGTTGCGGACATCACCCCGAGACCACGCTTTCACAGCCATCCGCGAAATTATTTGATTTCGGGTCAGCCGTCTCTGCTACTGTTTTACTGACGAGAGGAAGAGAAATTGGATATTGAGTCCATAAATATCGACGAGTTGATTTTGGATCCGGAAAATGCGCGTAAACATAACGACTTGAACTTGCAAGCAATTATTGGTTCGCTGCGCGAATTTGGTCAGCGCAAACCGATTGTGGTCTCGAGCTCGAATGTCGTTATCGCCGGCAACGGCACTTTGCAATCGGCTAAAACTTTAGGTTGGAAAAAAATCGATGTCGTTCGGATCCCGGCTGATTGGTCTGAGGATCGCATACGTGCCTTTGCTCTTGCCGACAATCGCACAGCCGAACTTGCAGAATGGGATGCGAGCGTGCTCGAGTCGACACTTTTTGAACTCGATGCGATCGGCTGGGATTTCGAGGCTCTTGGATTCGAGCCATTAGCGCAACCGAACTTTGAGCCAGAATCTGAATTGCAACCGCGACTAGACGAAAAAACTCCAACGGTCTGCCCTAGTTGCAATTATTCATGGACCGTATCCGGCGGAAAGATTATTGACGCATGACCCTACAGGTCGCGCCGGCGTCACACGATGCAGCTAAATTTGCTGTCGAGAACTGGCACTATTCGCAAATTTTACCGACAGGCAAACTCGTAAAAATCGGCGCTTGGGAAAACGAAAAATTTATTGGTGTCGTAATTTTTTCTCGAGGCGCATCACCACATTTGGGCAGCGCGCTCAAATTAGACCAAACTCAAATCTGCGAACTAACTCGAGTCGCGTTGACAAAACATAAAGCGCCGGTTTCGCAAATCGTTGCTCAGGCTCTTTCGTTTTTACGTCAAAGTAATCCGGGGCTGAGAGCGGTCATATCTTTTGCCGATCCGACACAAGGTCACCATGGCGGAATTTATCAAGCTGGCAACTGGGTTTATACAGGACAGTCCAACCCGGTAACGGAGTATCTCATTGGTGGGCGTTGGCGGCATACTCGAGGCGCTTACAACCATCCGGCGAGACCGACAGCACAAAAGCGTGAAGCGCCGGGCAAATATCGCTACATCTATCCGCTAGATAAAGCTATGCGCCGAGTAGTTGAAAAATTGCAGTTGCCATATCCCGAAAAAAAATTAGCCGACTAGCTGAAACGAGGTAAAGCAATGCGCGAAAAGTTTGCTGTGCTACGCTTATCGAGTTCCCATGCGGTCAAAGTCTCGAAGGTGAGACACAGCAATTCCGTTGCCGAGGGGCAGGTTCGACTCCTGCTGACCGCTCGAAGAGGTATCGAATGACCGCAGGTAGACCAAGGAAACCGGTTGAGTTGCGTCGGTTGGAAGGAAACCCAGGCAAGCGCAAATTGCCTGACTCGAAAACAGTCATGGTTCTTAAACAAGCAAGTGCGAGCCCGGTCCCTACGAGACCACTTATGAAGTATGGGCTCGAGCTTTGGAATCGAATTTGGTCTATGGGCGCAATTTGGTTGAGCGATAAAACCGACATTGAGTTGCTCATGATGACTTGCGAAATGATTGACGAGCGTTGGAATTTGCGCGTAAACGTAATGCAGTCAAATGACCCGAAGCAACGCCGGGGACTTCGTGAACTTGACAAGCAGATTGTCTCGAATTTGTCTTTGCTCGGGTTTACGCCGACCGATCGCGCACGTCTTGGCTGGGTAGAAGTAAAAGCTCAGTCACGTCTCGAATCAATTCGGGCAAAGCGAAAAGAACAAATGAATGAGTAGCTGGCCACCATATTTTTTAACACCAGTTAACGAGCGAGCTCTAAAAAAAAGTGACGGCAATATCGCCGCCGACTTTGCCGAAACTTTTGGCTCGATCAGTAAAGATGGCATTGCTGGAAAGACCGGGGACCCACTCCGTCTGAGAGAGTGGCAACTTAACCTGCTACGGCATCTCTATGCAAGAGATCTTGATGGTGGGTATCTAGCGCGCACAAGTCTGATCGGAATGCCCCGCAAAAATGGCAAAAGCGCTTTGAGCAGCGCTGCAATCGCACTGTATTCACTCATTGCCGAGGGCATAGACGGCGCCGAAGTGATCGTGGCTGCAGCTGAAAAAGAGCAAGCCAGAATCGTGTTTGGAGAGGCTCGTCGAATGGTCGAATCGACCGAGCTTTCAGAAGAAGTCAAGTTGTATCGAGATTCTATTTTTATGCCGGAGACCAGTAGCGTTTTGCGTGTCGTTTCAGCCGAGGCATATTCCAAAGAAGGTCTTAACCCATCTCGGGTGATTATTGATGAGCTTCACGCGCACCGTGACAGAACATTGTTTGACGTGCTCTCGCTCGCTATGGGTAACCGTGGAAACTTGGCGCAACTTGTCGCGATCACGACGGCTGGATTGCGCACAGATGTTTCGGGCCAAGAATCGGTGGCCTACCAGCTTTATCAATATGGGCAGAAAGTTGCGAGTGGTGAAATTATTGACCCGTCGTTTTTCATGGCATGGTGGCAAGCCGCGCCCGACCTCGAATACAAAGACCCGGCAACGTGGAAGATTGCTAATCCTGGCTTTGATGATTTGGTCGCTAGCGATGATTTTGCTAGTGCTGTGTTGCGCACACCTGAGCATGAATTTAGAACGAAGCGATTGAATCAATGGGTGAACGTCAAGAACGCATGGCTTCCGGCTGGCGCATGGGATGAACTCGCAGACGAGACTGTGCGCCTCGAGCCGGGTGACGAATACTACTTAGGTTTCGACGGATCGTGGAAAAATGACAGCACTGCGATTGTCGGGATTGTCATGCCACGGTTTGAAGGCGACGTTTTTCGCGTGTTTTGTGCCGGATCGTGGGAGAAAGATTTTGCCGTGAACGACGATTCGTGGGTGATTGATAAACAGGCTGTTGCGAATTATGTTTTGGATTTTGTGCGCGAGAATCCTGGTTGCAAAGAGATGGTGTGCGACCCGACCTATTGGCAAGATGAGATGATGCAATGGCTACAGGCTGGCATTCAGGTTGTCGAGTTTCCGCAAACTCTCGCCTATCAGGTTCCAGCGACGGCTCGACTATTCGAGGCGATTATGTCGAAGAAGTTTGTTCATGATGGCGACCCGGCTATGGCTCGGCACATGGATAATTGCATTCTGAAAGCCGACTCAAAAGGCGGTTCGAGACTTACAAAGGATTATCGGAACCCGAAACTAAAAATTGACCTCGCCGTAGCTTTGATGATGGCATGGCATAGGGCGTCGGCTAAACTTGAGCCCGAGATTATTCCACAATTTTACTTTTAGGCGGCGTCGTGGTTTCCACAATTTTGCAGGTGGCAGGTGTCGGAGTCATTGTTGCCGGTGTCTCGCTGATTTGGCTTCCGGCTGGAATTATCGCCGCCGGTATTGGTTTGGTGCTTATCGGTTTGGCGGTGGCTAAGTAATGTTCGAGAAACTTTTGGAAAGACGTGCAACGTCGTTTCAGTCTGTGTTCGCTTCGGGCGGTGACATGGTGAAGGGAACGCTCGCGGGTGTGACGGTAGACGCAGATTCGGCCCTCACGATCAACGCCGTGTTTAGCGCGATATCGCTATACGCTGACTCGGTTTCAACGCTGCCTCTCGATTGCTTTATTCGTCGTGACGGTGAACTGTATCCGTTCCGCCAGGGCGGTGGCGCGCCAGCATGGGTTCAGAATCCCGACGTGGATTTTGTCGGATACACGGCGTTCTATTCGTCGGTGATTGTGTCGCTCATGCTTGAAGGGAACGCGTTTGTGCGCGTCTACTCCAACAGCTCGGGCGAAGTTGTAAACCTCGTTGTGCTGAACCCGACAGACGTTGAGGTGAAACGAAACGCGCTTGGACGCCTGATGTTCACGATTACTTCTACGAAGGAAGAACTGTCGAGCGAGAACATTGTGCACGTCGTGGACATTCTCAAGCCCGGTTCGGTTC